GATCGAAGCGGGCGGCACCGTCACCAATTCGGGATTCACGGCGTACACCGGCACGCAGGCGGCGCAGGGTGGTGACGTCACGATCACCGGCGCCAGACGTCGCACCGCCAGCTGCCCCGGTGACGGACGCCGCGCCACCCACGCCTGTTGCACCAGGCGCGCCGCCGACAATGATCGCCGCGCCGCCTGCGTTGCCGGCCGTCTCGGAGACGCCGCCGGTGATCGTGACGTCACCACCCTGCGCCGCCTGCGTGCCGGTGTACGCCGTGAATCCCGAATTGGTGACGGTGCCGCCCGCTTCGATCAGCAGCTCACCGCCGCTGGCGACCACGAGCACGTCACCGCCCTGACGCTTATAGACAAGAGGGGAGTACGAAAGATCGACCATGTGACTCTTCTCTCCGTTTGGCTGTCACGCGGCCACGCACATCATGCGCGCGCCGCGTGACTCAGCACGGTGCAGAAACCTTACGCGAGGGCCGGTGCGGAGAACTGCGCGAGCGCGCGCGTGCCGCTCAGCACGTTCGTGATCGGCTTGCTCTTCGCCACGTACTGGATCGCCCAGATGCTCTCGACCGTGGTCGACGAGCCGGCCGTGGTCACGATCACGTTGACGTAGCGGCCCACATTCGGATCTGGCTGCACGTCGAGGATCAGATCCTCGTCGGACGACCCGCTGTTCACGGTCGCGACGGTCGGCGCTTCCGCGCTGGTCGCGCCCTGGCCCATCGTCATGTAGTTGCCGGCGTTGGCGACGCTGAGACTGGTCAGGAAGATCACGCCGTCGTAGCCGAGCATGTCCAGCTCGTCGCTCGTGATCGGCGCGGTGCCAGCCGCGCTGTGGTCCTTGATCTTGGTGATCTTGACGTTCTCGTTCAGATAGCCGCTGAGGATGTCGTTCATGTGCGTCGTGCCTCACTACGAAACGGATTGACAGTTGACCGAACAGGCCGGAGCGCTATTAGCTCCGGCCGTCCTCAGCCCTACGACGCCGAATTCTGCAACGCCACGATCGGGTCCTGGCCCGGGTTGGCGTAGCCGCCATCCGCCGACTGGAAGGCCAGGAAGCCCACCTGGCCGCTCTCCGCGTACAGCTCGTTCAGGCGCGTGATCGTGATCCCACCGATCCGGCGGATCTTGTAGTAGTTGTGATCGCCGAACGTCGCCCACTTCGCGGACGCGGCCATCACGGGCATGTCGTTGTTCACGGTGTAGCGGTAGCCCTCGAGCACACCGGGCTGGCCCACCTGCACGCTGCCGAGCTCCGGCCACAGGTAGCGGCCGTTGCCGTCCTTGGCCAGACGCAGGGCCAGGATGCTGTTGTCGTGCATCATCCAGCCGACCGATGGCAGCCGCGATTCGCGGTAGGCCACGCCGAGCGAGTGAATCGTCCGGAGGATGTCGTCGAACGGAACGGAGGTCGTGTTGCCCGTGGCCGACTGACGACCGACGGTCACTGAGAGCGTCAGCGCCTTCGGCATGCCGCCCCCGGTGCCCGTGGCCGTGAAGTGGGTGTTCTGGATGCGCGCCAGCCGCTGCCCGAGCAGGCCACCGACGTACGCCTCAATGCCCAGCGCGGAGTCCCGGAGGATCTGCCAGGACACCTTGACCGTCTTCGAGGAGTACAGGTAGCCGTGGAGCACCATCTCGCTCACCGTCGGCGACGTGCCGCCGGCATGCCCTGACGCCTTCGCCTCCGGCACGATGGAGCCCACGTTGCCCGTGTCGTCGCCCAACGCGATCGGGAGCGCCCCGGCCGTGTCGGTGTTGATGACCTGCGCGCCGGCCGCTTCCATCCCGCCGAAGAACTTCATGGCCTGGATGATCGACCCGTAGAACCGCGTGTCCGGCGCGACGAGGATTCCGCCGGCCGGCGCCGAGACGGTCGACATGTCGCGCTGCTCGATCGCTCCGGCGACCTGCCGCTGTTCGTCAGCGGAAAACGTCCGGTAACTCGAGGTGAGCGCCTGTCGCTCTTCCGGGGCCATGTCGCCCATCGGGACGCCGCGGAGATACAGGCCGATCGCCCGATCGCGCGCTTCTGTCGCGGCGGCCGCAGGCGTGCCTGTCGCCGCCGTGCGCTGCGTCTCCGGGAGCGTGGTCCGCTGGATCACGGCGAGCTGTTCGCTGCGCTCGTGGTCACGCAGTGCGACGCCGAGCGTTTCGATGTCGGTCAGCATGGCGTCGAACGACGCTCGCTTCTCGTCGTTCTCGAAGGTGTTGTTGGCGCCACGGAGCTCGCCGGCGTCGTGAATCAGCTTCTCGCGCTGTTCGCGAATCTCGCGCGCGGTCGCGGCAGGCACGATCAGCGCGAGCACGAAGCCGTCGCCGGCGGGATGCGCGGACGCCAGATACGCCATGAGGAGCGCGACCGCCACCGCGGCACACGCCATCCCCGCGCGCGACTGAAACAGGCGCATGATCCAGGCGACCGCCGACACCGCCGATCGCGCGATGCCATTGGAGCGGGAGCGCCAGGCGTCGACCTTGGCCGTCCCAATGTTCCAGGCGTTGATCTGGTAGATGTCGAGTGCGCGCAGCGCGAGCAAGCCCGCCATGAACGCCACCACAAACGGCAGTACCGTGAACTTCATCGCTCTCTCCCTCTGAGTTAGCTGGCCCGTGCCAGCCGTAGCCGCCGTTCGCGATCGGCATCGGCCGAGCGCATATAGAGAATCGAGTCGTAGTCGTCCGACAACTTCGCCTGGACCAACTTCGAGACGCCGCAGACGGTTCCGGCGATCTGCTCGCAAAGCACCAGCAACGAGCGCAGTCGTGCGTTCTCGAGGTCCGCAGCCGCGCGCCACGGGTCGGTCCCGGGCTCGTCCGTGGTGGGCTCAGTGGCGATCAGCTCGGCGATCAGGGCGCCGGCCGCCGTGAGCGCCGTCGCCGCCGTCGTGAGTCCGCTGGCGACCGTCGCGTATTCCACCGCCGCTGCTGGCGAGGATGCGCGGGTTTCCGCGGCCGGCGTCTCTGGCACGGCCGTCGCGGGTGGCGCGGGTGCAGCCGCCAGCGAGGCGGCCCGATCGCGCGCTTCAGCGGTCGATTCGTTGTAGGCCGGGAATGTCACGGGCCCGACATCGCGGAGCCCGCTGAACCGGTGGATCGTGCGCAGCGGGAGTTCCCCGGTGCGCGTCGACCGCGTCCATTCGTCACCGTCAGGCGCCACCATGAAGCGGAACGAGCTGCCCGTGACGTCGCCGCGGCTGACACGCGCCGCGATGCCGACGGCCGACGGGTCGCTCGTGTTGACATCCAACTCGTAGCGGAGCCCGGTCGCGTCCTCGGACAGGCGCAGCGTGCCAGCGGTCGTCCGACCAAGGACATGATTCGGGTCGTGATTGAAAGCTCCAACGACGTCGGCAGACGCACCAATGACGTCACGGAACGCGCCTGGCATGATCCGCTCGCGGAAGTTGTTCGCGATGACCGCCTCGACGTTGAAAGCCGCGGCGTAGCCCACGATCTGCGTCACGTCGCCTGCGGTCCTCACTTCAGGACGTCCCGCGGCGATCCGCTGCTCGACGGCCGCCACAGCGGACCGCTGCTCGAACTGATCGACATCGCTCGCCGGAACAACCTTGAGCTTCATGGAGGAATCGAGGACGACGATCTTGCGGTCCGGCCAGACGCCGGCCAGGTCGGCCTTGATGCGAGCGCCCTGCTCAACCGAGAGCCGTCCTTCGCACTCGATGACGATCACGTCGTCAGGCTGGAACCTCGCGCACGAGATGCGCTCCACACCCGGCAATGATTCGAGAACGGCCACGGCTGCGTCTTTGTCCATCAGTTCACCGCCCCGCGTGGCGCCGGCGTGAAGTCGATCGCAGCGGCCGGATCCCGCTTCATCGGCATCATGGTGCCGTTCACCAGGTACTCGTTGCCGCCGTCCTCGTCGCTGATCTGGTTGTCGTAGTCGAGCGCCTTCAGCCACTGGTTCGCGGTGATGACACCGTTCTGACGCTGCGTGCTCAGCGCTTCGTTGATCGCGGCCATGTCCCCGCGCAGCAGGCTGTCGACGATGAATACGGCGAAATGCGTGTTGAACGATTTCGGATTCAGGAGGTCACGCGCAATAGCCTGTTGCCAGCAGACGAAGTGGGGCATGAGGCAATCACCGACGTGCTCGATCGCGATCTGCTCGACGTTGTTGAACGTCGATCGCTCGTCATTGGAGACCTTGTGCGGCGACACGCGGAAGGCCCCGCAGAGCCGCTGGTCGCTGAGTTGCACCAGCTGCAGGAACTGCGCATCGCGATTCGGCATCACAAGCGGCACGGGCTTCAGGTCGTGATCGAGCACCACGACGCGGTGCCAGTTGTGCTCGCCGACGGTGAGCGTCTCGAAGTCCGAACGAATCCGGCGCGCCGAGGTCTCGTTCAGTTTCTGCGACGTCGAGAGGGCCACCCGGGGATGACCGCCCTGGCCGTAGAGCCGCGCCACGTAGCGATCCTGCGCGACCGTGACGCCCATCGCCTCCGCGAGCATCCGCACCGGACCGCGACCGACGAATCCGCCGCCGGTGTTCTGCCGGAGGTGGAAGATCGGCGGGTTGGCCGGATCGAAGATCCACTCCTTCGGCTGCCCCTGCAGCATCTGGTAGGAGTATTGGAGCTGCCCGAGATGATTGACCCTCACTGTCATCCGCGACGATTCGAGCGGCCACAGCTGGACCTCGTGCGGCTTGCGCACGATCTCCGCGTAGGCGTTGCCCCACAGGTTCAGGTACGACTGCATCGTCTCTTTGCCTTCGTAGGCAGTCGTCGTGGGGTTGAACAAGTCGTGGAGGCAGTGATAGACCGGGTGGTTCACGTCGTCCGCGCGCGTCCCATCGGCGTTACGGCGCTTCAGTTTGATCGGGGTCTTGGCGACGTCCTGGGAGATCACACGGTTGCAGGCGTAGACGGTCGGGATCCCCTCGGCCGTGCGCTGGGTCACCGGCACGCCGGACGAATTCGGCACAGCGCCGCCAAGGCCCAGCACCAACGACTCGCTCGGCGATTCAAGCGTTCCGGATTGCTCGACGATCCCCCGCTTCTCGGAGCGGTCGCGGCTGCGAGTGTTGATCCACGCGCCCATCAGGCTCAAGGCTTCGCGTTCTCCGTTCGGTCGTGTAACTCACTGCGAAACAGGCCAGACCGGCCCAGAGGAATCCGAGCGGGTGGTAGACCTGCCACAAGCCGACGTCAATCAGGATCGCGCCGACAATCTCGGCCGCTGTGGCCAGCGAGACGAGCGGTACGCGCTTGATCCGACGCCGACGAGGTGGCACACGTGGATTAAGAATGCGCCCGGATGAGCGGTTCGTGATTTTGGAAGTTTCTAAATAGAAGGTGCGATCAAGAACTCAGGCCGACTTTTCAGCAACTCTTTCGCGTCCGTTCACGGACGTCTGGCGCAACCAACTCACCGCCATCTGACGCAGCACGACGGCAAGCGCCTCACGATGCGCCTTCGCGAACGCGTAGGCCGCATCGTAGTCGGCGGCGCGTAGGTTGATCGTCACGGGCCGGAGCTTGTCAGCCTCATCCTTTCGAGGGCGCCCGCGCTTCGGTTGGCTCATGAACGCAGCCGCTTCCCACGACGGGCGCGCAGCCGTCGCACCTTTAGACTGGTGGACTCGATCGCGCGCTGGCCTGCCGTCAGATTGTTGCGCAACTCGGCGATGTTCTTCGCGACGACGTCGGCCACATTCTTCATGCCTTCGCCTTGACCATGAACGCAACTAAAGTCTTCCCACAATTCAGCCGCCCACGTTTCTGGGTTCTTAATATGATCGCGATGAACACGCACGTACCACGAAAGTTCGCGGAGAATCACGCTGACGACAACACCGCTCTGCCTTGGCCTCTCGACGCCCTTCAACATGCTTCCGCAGTGTTTACACGTCTGATCCGGGAAGCGATATGCCACTTGACGGACGCGCATACCTGGAATAAATGGAGGCTCAGTGATTACAACTTTCGCGTTCATGTGGTCGTCTCCCTCATCCCAGGCATCCCTTGCGCATAGTCGTCCGACGCCTCGGTGTCTTCCGTCAGCGCGCCGGCGGCAATCGCGTCCATCCGCGCTTCCCAACTCACCGTCGAGCACATCGCCAAGTCCATCTTGAGCGGAGAATCCGGACGTTCCTTCCGAATCAGGTAGAGCGCCTTCCCCTCTTCATCGCGCAAGCCGAGTTCTTCTTTCCGCGCATTCCCGAGATGTCGGGCGACGTCCTTGTCCCCATCGTGCGAGATCGTCTTCTCGCGGATCCCCGTAGTAAACGCTTCGAGCGCAGCGGTCATCTGCCGGCGACGGTTCGTCCACCACTCGATCACTCGTTCCTCGCCGAACTGTCCCCGCCACTTCGCGATCCAGGACTGCCAGTACGGCGGATCGGCATAAAGCCGCCAGACCGTGTAGGTCTCGAAGAGGCCGCACATGACCGCGTCGACCTCTTCGGCCGGCACTTGCCATTGCTTCGCCGGATCGCTGTCGTTGAAGCCTGGCGGTTTCTCCCAGACGCCCGCCTTCCACTGATACCCGGTCGCCACGTGCGTGCAGACGATCCCGGTCGAGTCGTGGAACATCCCGCCATCGAACCCGATCGTGATGAGATCGCCTGGCTTCACCGGATTCGCCTTCGCCTTCAGCGCCTCCCACTGCTTCACGTCGAACGCCTGCGAGGATCCCTTCACCAGCCGGTTGCACCAGACCCGTTCCCAGTACGCACGATCCGTTGTCGGGTCGCTCCAGAGCGACACGATCGCATCGATATCCCGCCACGCTGCTGACGCGCCGGATGCCTCAATGACCGCGGCGCGAGCGCCTTCAGCCGTCGCGAGATCGTGGCCGTCTCCCGCCTGTCGATGAAAAAAGAACAGGCTGGAATCCGCGACGCGCCCCTCCTGGACGGCCACGGCGTACTCCATCGTGGCTTCCGCGATCGACCCGCCACCTGGCTCCGGCGCAGTCGTCGTTTCGAGCGCCCACGTATCCGCGATCTTGCGCTTGGGCAGGTTCGCCATCATCGTTTGGTGAGCCTGCTTCTGCCGCGCGTGCGTCTGCCAATGGGTCTCGTCGAACAGCTGGAACGTCGTCCGGGCCCCGTCTCGCGCACTCGGCGCGCCGGCGAGCGACACAGCCTTCCCGTCCCCACCCTTTCGCGTGATGCGCTCGAGCCCGATGTCGAAGTCCCCACAGATCGGACTGTTCTCAAGGATGACTCTGAGCGCCCCGTAGGCGAGTTCGTCGCTCTGCTCCTCGGTGTAGGCGATCAAGGCCACGTAGGGGTCCGTGACGCCATGCCCCTGCATCAACTCGCTGCCGCGGCCCTGCCACCCTCCGAACCGAACCGGCGCGTCGGCGTGGAGCTCGGCCGCAGCCACACACGCGGCGAGTTCTGTTTTCCGCAGCCCCTTCGCCAGCGACAGACCGCACCGCCGAAACCGTCGGCGGCCCTCCTGCCGATGCCCGCGCGGAAACAATTCGTAGAAACGCCAAATGAGCGCCTGCTGTTCGTCGTCCAGTATCAGCGGCTCCCCGCGAAGATCCCCTGGCCCAAAGACGAGACTCTCATGCATCCAGTCGACCACCTGTGGCCCAAGACTTGGATACTCGACGCCGTCGTCCGGTGGCACCAGAATGATCATCTACTTCACCGCTGACAGGATCTTCCGCGGGTCCGACGCCGCGAACGCCCGTCGCGCCGGTCGCTCAGGCTTGACCGGCACCGCGCTCCCAGCCTGGTCCAGATTCAGCTGCTTCACGAGCACCGCAAACCGCGTCATCGCGGACAACTTCGTGTCGTCCCGCTCGGCGCTGTACGCCAGCGCCAGCGCGCCGCGCGCCAAATCAACCAACTGCGTCTCCGTGGCACTCATCGGACGCGTGAGTTTCAC